GACGGCGAAATAGCTCCCGGCTGGCTCAATGGCGACCAAATCACTGTAGCTGAGTGGTGGAAGCGCGAAGAGTCCGTAGACGCGGACGGCGTGAAGCACTACAAAGTCACGCAACGCATCACGAACGGGTTCGAGATCCTCGAGACGAACGAATGGATCGGATCGTGGATCCCGATCATCGGCTGTTTTGGGCTGGAGAAATACAAGCGCGCCGGCGGAGCCTCGAAACGTGTGTTTCTTTCGCTGGTGCGGCGGGCGCGCGGATCGCAGCAGATGCTCGCTTATATTGCCTCACAGGAGGCCGAGGAGTTCGGCATGGCGCCGCGGGCTCCTTACCTGGTGGTCAAGGGGTCGGTCGACTCTGAGAAGTGGAAGCTGTCAAACAGGGTGGCGTCAGCATATCTGGAGTGGTTTCCCCCGGAAGAGTGGGATGTGTCGCGGTATGGGCCTCCGCCGCCTCCGCAGCGCCAGCCCTTCATCCCTAACGCGCAGGCCTACGAGATCGCTTATGAGCGGTGGCGGCGGGCGATCCAGGCGTCGATGGGCGTGATGCCCCTGCCGACCGCCGCCCAGCGCCAGAACGAGAAATCGGGAATCGCGCTGACGAAGATCCAGAGCCAGGAGTCGATCGGCAGCTTCCACTTCACCGACAACTTTGTGCGGGCGCTCACGAACACGGGGATCCAGCTGAATGAGCTGATCACCAAACTTGCCGAATTGGACTCCCTGCCGAAGCAGGTGTTGGGCAAGGATCAAAAAGGCGAGGATATGATGCTGCGGATCGCGCCGCGTCCGCAGGCATTGCCCGGCGCTGATGGTCAGCCATCTGGAGAACTGCTGCCGCCGGATTCGCAGCACTTGCCGGAAGCCGATCTCTTTTTTGCGCACCGCGGCGAGTTCGAGGTCGCGATCTCGGATGGCCCGAGTGATCTGTCGCAGCGCGACGAGGTCTCGGAGTTCGTGGACACGCTGCTGAACACTCTGCCATCGCTCGGGCTGCCGCCGCAGCTCGTGCAGCAGGTGGTAGCGATCGCGATCCGGCTGAAGAATATAGGCACCTACGGGGACGAGATCGCCGATCTGCTTGCCCCGCCGAATCAGCAGGACATTCCGCCGCAGGCGCGGGCGTTGCTGGCCCAGGTGCAGGGGCAACTGCAGCAGGCGATGGCGCAGGTGCAGCAGCTCGAACTCGAGAAGCTTGGCAAGGTCGTCGACAACCAGGGAAAGATGGCTCTCGAAGACAAGCGGCAGGAGACGCAGGTGCTGGTCGCCGAAATCAACACCAAGGCGCAGGACCTGAGCCAGCGCATGCAGATGTACCAGGACATGATGGCGCAGTGGCACGACCAGGCGCACGAGCTTGCAATGACGATCCAGCAGCACAGGCTGGCCATGGAGCAGCAGGCCGCCGCTGCACAGCAGGCTCAGGCGCAGGCCCAGGCGCAGCAGGCAGCGCCCGCGGCGCCCGCGGTTTCGCAGTAGGCAATTCTCGCCGGCCCGGCGCAAGGGCAAAAGGACAACATCATGGCAGAAGAGACGGTTGTTGCGGCCCCGTCCGCCGCGGAAGAGCCCAAGTTTACGCAATTCGACAGCTGGGATGAAGAAGGTAACCCGGTTGTTGCGAAGAAAGCGGAATCTCCCAAGCCCGCTGCGGCGGGCAAGCCGGAAAGCGCGGAATCGGCAGCCGCTGACAAGTCGAAAGAGACGAAGTCCGATGACGCGGCCGACTCGGCGGCCAAGAAAGCTCAGGAGCAACGCCAACGCAAAGACTGGAAGGATGAAAAGCGCTGGAAAGAGCTGACCGATCGCAACAAGCAGCTGGAGCGCGAGCTGGAGGAAGCCCGGAAGCCGAAAGACGGGAAAGCGGCGGAATCGTCGACCGCCAAGCAACCGGAGCCGAAAGCAGCCGAGCCGCCGCCCACGCGGCCCAAGCCGACCAAGGACGCTCTCGGGTCCGACGGGAAGAAAAAGTATGCGTCGTATGACGACTACTTCGAGGACCTGGCCCTTTGGAACGCCGAGCAGTTGTTTGCGAAGCAGCAGCGCGCGCAGCAGGCTGCAGAGCTCGAGAAAGGTTTGAAGCAGCGCCTCGACGAGGCGCGCGTGCGCTATCCGGATTTCGATTCGAAAGCGCAGTCAATCTTTCAGGAGCTAATGAAGCCGGACGTTCCGCGCGAAGTGTTTGCGGTGATCGATCAATCGCCTGTACTGGCTGACCTTCTATACACGCTTGGCGGAACAGAAGCGACCAAGACCGACTTTCTCGAAGCCTGCCGCACCAACCTTGGAAAGGCCCTGCGCGTGGCCCTGCTCGCTGAGCAGGAGATCGCTAAGGAGCTCGGCAAGGGGAAGGCGGCGGCCGGAACAAAGAAAGCGGGCGAAGGCGAAGCAGAACCGTCTCCTGAAACCCCAAAACCGCGTGCGCCGAAGCCTCCCACTGAGGTGGGAGGGCGAGGAGCGCCTGGAGAGGACGCTCTGAAATCGGCCGCCAAAGCGGGGAACTTCCGCGAGTTTGAGGCGGAACAGACCCGCCGCGCTCTGGACCGCGCCCGATAAGTCCAGGGGAGAGATGGAATGCCGAACAATTTTGCAGTAACCAACTGGGTCTCGATGAAGGTCCTGTGGTTCCTGAAGAACTCGCTCGAGATCGCTGCGATGTTCAACAGTGATTGGGAGTCGGACTTCGGGAAGACCTTCCCGGTAGGACAGTCTGTCCAGATCAAGATGCCGCAGAGCTGGCTGGTGACAACCGGCCTTGCTTACCAGGAGCAGGGCATCCAGCGCATGGTGACCACGGTGAATTGCGACCAGGTACGTGGCATTCACTTTGGATGGGACTCCCTCGACCGCGCTTTCAAGATGGAGCGCAGCGAGAAGGAGATCGAGGAAGCATACCTGAAGCCCGCGGGGCTCCAGTTGGCTCAGCAAGTGGACTCGGACGCAGCCAACTGGGCGCGGCTGTGGACCAATAACGTGGTTGGGACGCTTGGCACGGACTCGACGACCATCGACTTCGCGCTGGCCGCCGAGCAGGTTCTCTTCTCGCTCTCGTGCCCTGAGGACGGCGTGAAGCACCTGTGCCTCTCGAGCTCGCTCAACCGCAGCTATGTGAAGAACAACGTCACGCAGTTCAACCCGGCGCCGGAGATCAGCCGCATGTTCCGCAAGGGCGTTCTCGGCACGGCCGCCGGCTGGGAATGGTATCGGTCGAACTCGCTGGTTTCGCATACCTGCGGCACTGCTCCGACCCACGGGGTGACTGTTGTGGGGGCCGGCCAGTCAGGCGCGTCGCTGGTTGTTACCGGAACCGCGAACGACACGATCCAACCGGGCGATAAGTTCAACATCGCCGTGGTGAATGCGGTCAACCCGCGCACGCGGGTCAAGTCACCGCTTGGCCTGAAGCAGTTTGTCTATGTCGGCGGCGCGGCCTTTACCCTCACCGGCGGAAACGACACCATCCCGATTTCGCCGGCGATCTTCGGGCCGGGGTCGCAGTATCAGAACGTGGATGCGCTGCCAGGCAACAACGCCGCGCTTACGTTCTTCCCGGGCACCACGACACCGTCGGGCCTTACGGGCACCATTTCGCTGGGTCTTTCGAAGATCGCGTTTGCCAAGGCATTCGCGAAGCTCGAGATTCCCGAGGCGGTGGAGATCGCAGAACGCGCGGAGGATCCGGAGACGGGCGCTTCCATCGCGTTTGTGCGCGCGTGGGACCAGTACCTCCGTAAGATGACCAACCGCTACGACATGTGCTTCGGCTTCGGCAATTTGTATCCCGATAACGGCGCCGTGGCAGTGGCAGGAGCGTAAACCACCCCGATTGGATGCGGCTTCGCGGGGCCAGCCCCGCGGGCCTTCTGAGATCGCGGTTATGGGAGAGAGAAGGACCATGAGGATACTGAAAAAGTTCTCGCTGTATCTCCTGGTTTGCGCCTTTGCTTCGGCACTGCATGCGCAGACCATGCTGACCACCACCACGCTGGCTTCGGCCGTCGGCAACACCGTTTCTTCGGCGCTGACGACGGGCAACCTTGGCCTGGTCAACCTCACTTCGGCGACGGGAGTTTCAGGACCGACGCCCAATACCGGCAACGTGGCCGGCCTCGCCACCTCCGCCGCTTCAACCTACCTTTACGTGGATCGCGAACTGATGCAGGTAGACGGCATCAGCACGACCTACGCAACGGTGGTGCGCGGCGTGGGGGGTACGAATGCGGCGTCGCACGCATCAGGGGCGCTGGTTTTCGTGATTCCCGCGGCGGCGCTGAACGGAGGCAGCAACCCGTTCAATGGCGGGGCTCCGCAGGGGAGCTGCACGCGCACTAGCGTCCTTTACCTGCCGCACATCTCCTATTCGTCGGGGGTCATCTCCGATTGCCTGGGAGGGCAGTGGGTGAACGGTGACTCGGCGCAGACGACCAGGGGAACATTCTACCGCCTGGAGGCGCCGACAATCGGGGCCGTATCGAATGCCGCGGCGATCGGCACCAACTCCACGGCGGTGGCCGCGGAGCTCTACTGTACGGAGGTCAGGCTGCCCTACAGCCGCCTGCTCACCGGCTACGCTCCGCACATCGGGACCACTGGCGGAACGGATAAGTGGATTGTGGCCCTGTACGACTCGGGCGGCAACCTGATCGCTAACAGCGCCGTGGCGGGAGCGACAGTGGGCAGCGGCAACGCGTGGCAGGCGACGGCGTTTACGTCGACTTACTACGCGGTTGGCCCGGCGCAGTATTTCGCGTGCCTGATGAGCAACGGGACAACGGCGACCATTGACACGGTGACGACAGGAAAGGATGACAACATCCTGACCTTCAAGTCTGGATCCGCGGGGACCTTTGGAACGCTGCCGAACTTTACCGCTCCTACGTCGTTTAACAGCGTGAGCGGCGCCTACGGGTACGTGTACTAGGACCCAATAAGAACAACCGTAACGGGGCGGCTGACATCCGCCCCGATCTTTCAAAGACTGGAGATGAATTATGTCGTTACCGGAAGGCGCAACCTTCGCTCATGGCGAAATCGAGCGCGTGGAAGCGGCAGTGAAGGCGCTGGCGGCCGACCACCACGCACCGCGCGAGCTCTCGGTTCGCGTAGACCTTCACGTGCATCACGAATACCCGAAGCATGTTGTGGTTGGTAAAGACAAAGATGGCGCCAACCTCACGGTGGTCTGTCACTCATCAGAGGAGGAAGCTGCCATCAAAGCCCACGAGCCAGATACCGGGGACGAAGGTAATTCCGAGCCAGATACCGGGGACGAAGGTAATTCCGAGCCAGATACCGGGGACGAAGGTAATTCCGACTAGGCTGTTCGTTTTGCAGCTTGATTAACCGGGGCCGCTTCGCTGCGGCCTCGCGGATCCTAAGGAGTTCACGTAATGCCATTGGCGATCGACGAAGAGAAATTCGCAAAGCAGCAGACGCTCGACATGAGCAAGCCGCAGGGAACACCCCAGGGCCTGCCGGTGAAACATATCCCGCACGCGGAGTATCCGCGCTGCGTCTACAGGCACCCGAACGAACCATTTCACGAGGTGCTGCACCGCAACGCCAACCACGAGGTGGTGCACCGCGAGCTCGTGCCCTCGGAGCACCTGGTGCATATGTGCCAGAACAAAGCCGAATTCGAAGCAAAGCGCAGAGAGGGATGGCGGGTTGATCCCTATATTGCACAGGCCCCGCCGAATCCGACCGAGCACCTCTACAGCAGCAACGCTAAGGATGGCGAGTAGGTGGCGGTCACCTTCAGCGGGTCGAGCGCGACTGCTTATGCCTCCGACCTGATCCAGTCGGCGGGGTATGAGATCGCCATCTTCGCCCCCGGGGAGGCCGTGCCGGCCGCGCAGGCGCTATGGGCCCTGGAGGTGCTGCAGAGGATCATCGACCAGTGGAACGCGAAGCGGGGGATGATCTTCTCGGTCGGCTTCCAGGCATACACGCTGATACCGAACCATGGTCCTCATACGATCGGGCCGACCGGCGACTTCAACACCGGGCCAGCTGCGAACTACCGGCCGGTGCGCGTGAATTCGGCGAGCTTTGTGCTCAACCCGGGCTCGACGCCGGTGGACCTGCCTGTCCAGATGCGGGATAAGGACTGGTGGGCGGCGAACCCGCTGAAGTCGCTGACCTCGAGCATTATCACCGACCTCTACTACGACCCGGCGCAGCCGAACGGGAACCTGAACTTCTTCCCGATCTGCAATACAAACGGAACGGTGCGGCTGGAACTGTGGAACTCGCTTGCGCAGGCCCTAAAGCTGACCACGCAGATCGGACTGGTGCAGGGCTACTGGGAGGCGCTGGTGACCACGCTGGCGCTAGCGCTCTGCCCCAGCTTCGAGAAGCAGCCGTCGCCGATCCTCGTGGCGCGCCAGGCTGCCGCGATCAAGACCATCTTCCAGAACAACGACCCGGCGCCGCGGATCGACACGGCGAGCGGGATGCCGGGTTCGGCGGGAACCGGACGGCCCGACTTCAACTTCCTCACAGGGATGCGCGAGTGAAGGCCGACGACTTCACTGAATTCATGATTCTCTGCATGGAGAGCCAGGAAGATGTTCAGCAGGCCGTCGTTATCATGCGGCGGAGCGACGGAACTCTTGGCTACAAAGCTTTCAACCAAGAGGTAATGGATACGCTCGGAATGCTGCGCTTTACCACGATGTCAGTGGAGCACGACACGATCAGAATGTGGATGAACGAGGAATAGATGGCGCGCTTCGGGTTTGTGGGGCCGACCTACTCTTCGCAGTCGGTGATCGCGGATTGCCAGCGCTGCATGAACTGGTACCCGGAGATGATCGAGAGCGGACAGGGGCAGAGCCAGATGGCGCTCTACCGGACGCCTGGGCTCTCTGTTTTTGCCGCGGCGACCCAGCCAGGCTCGAGCCGCGGGTCGCTCGGCATCAATGGACGCGCGTTCTTCGTGATCGGGACGTATCTCTACGAAGTGGGCACAGCAATGGGGACGGTCCGCATCGGCAGTGTCGGCACCGACTTCCTTCCGGTGTCGATGGCTGTGAACGGCAGCGCCGGCAACCAGCTCTGCATCTGCTCGGCCGGGCAGATCTATATCTACAACCTGAGCGCCACGCAGCCTACAGGCTCGATCAACCTTGCCGCGGCCACGCTGAGCGGGACCATGGGTGGCCTACAGGGCTTCGCCTCAAAGGTTGTGTTCTGCGACGGCTATTTCGTGGTCACTCTGGCGAACACGAACAAGTTTCAGGTGTCGGCGCTTGAGGACGGCTCGGTCTGGAACCCACTCTCCGTGCAGCAGGTGTCGGTCTTTCCGGAGAACATCGGCGGCATTCTGGCTGTCTACCGCCAGCTCTGGATCTTCGTCGTCGACGGGCATGCGCAGGTGTATTACAACAGCGGCGCGAACGCGATCACGCCCTTCGATGTAATCGGCGCCGGCGGCGTGGGATTTATGGAAGAAGGCATCGACGCGCGGAATTCCCTGACGGTGGTGGACAACGCGCCCTTCTGGATCGGCGGGAACGCGAACGGCGCGGGGATCGCCTGGCGGGCGAACGGGTACTCTCCGCTGCGCATCTCCAACCACGCGATCGAGGCGGCGTGGGCGCTCTACCCGAAGAAGTCTAGCGACGCGATCGGGTATGCGTACAGGGACCAGGGGCACACCTTCTGGGTGCTGCGCTTCCCGAGCGCGAACAATGGATTCGGCGCGACGTGGGTATACGACACGGCCACGCAGATGTGGCACGAGCGTGGTTTCTGGTCGCA